TAGGAGTGAAGTCATCACCATACAACTCAAGCATCTGACGTAGTGGATCAAGACTTGTCTTGCTACCATTAACGTAGTCAAATCCAAGGTTGGCAATGTCCTCTCCTATCACCTGTTGGAATAGCTTAGACAGTACGTCCTGTGCTATGTCACTGCCCATTACCTCTTGCTTAGTGACCTGACTAAACAGTACACTGTATGCTTGGCGCTGGGCTGTAGTAAGTGTGGCGTTCTCTGCCATGAATAGTGCTTCGATCTCTGCAGGTGTAACAGTACGTTCGTATCTGTCCATAGCTGAGTCGATGGCTTGCTTGATCTTACGTACATCCTTGCTGAACAAACGGTCAGGGCAACGTGCGCCCTTGTGGTCATCATAAAATTCTTTGTTCATAAGGCTACGGATAAGGGATAGTTCCATTGGTTATTCTCCTAGGGTTAAAAGGTTAGCCATGTCGGATGGCTCTTGATACTTCAGGTCATCGGTTAGTCGTAGCACCTTGACGGTATCAACGTAGCCACGTAATTCTTTTGCAAACTGTAGGGTCTTGGGTAGTGCGTCAGGGTCTAGTGCAATTATTGCCGTTGAGAACTGCGATAAGTATTCCTTGTGTCCAGTGGATAATGATGTACCCAACACTGCGACCCCAACACATCCATCACTATCACCTACAACTGCAGCACTTACGCAGTCCTCAACAACTACAGCAGTTTTACCACAGCCAGATACGTATGGCAAGTAACTTTTTCCATACCGTTTCCATTTAGGTATTCGTTTACCTAATGATCTGCCCGTGGCATCTACTGTAACTCCATTGTGTACAACAGGGAACACCACACGATGTTCCTTCACATCATACAAAAGCCCTAGACCTTGTGGGTTCAAGTCCCACTCAGCACAGAAGTCTTGTATTTTACTGTAGTCTCTTACAAACCAATCAGGTTTACTAAAGGTTGCAACGTGTGTCTCTTCCGCAACAGAGCCAAGAGACTTACGTATGTCATCCGCTGTAAGTGATACGTTAGTACCACCTGACATTGAACAACTAGCCTTGTAACAATTCCATACGATAGAACCCATGTTATTGGTAACAGTAAATGTGTTCTTAGTATTACATGATGGACAAGTCATACGTCTTGTCTCACCACTTACTAGTGATAGATCACTTATAATATTATTTATATTCATGTGTTATATCACTTTCTATGTTACTCGTTAAGTACTCGATTGTACACGAACGTTTCTTTGTGTCAAGGCATTATTTGCAGCATCGTATGTATGCTTCATATATGGTTTCACAGAAGACACATGATTGTGTCCCGTCACTGACATTAGTTGCCCAATTGGCACACCTTTGTCAATCATCTGTGTCACTCCTGTCCTACGTAAGTCCATCAGCCGTAGTTCTTCTGGCAACTTAGCCAGCCTCATTACCCTACGTCCTACCTTAGACAGTCGTTCCATTGCATACGGTTGGTACTCCCCCATCACTGGCCTTGGATGCGGTGCTACATATGGTTGAAAGCTAAACTGTTCTGCTTGGTCATACAACATAGACGTTAGCTCTTCAGATATAGGAAGCTCTACGTCAGCCCTACGTTTGCTTTGTTCTAGTTTGAGTACCCTGTTACCTAAGTCAAGGTTGTCCCACTGTAACGTCCTCATATCGCCCAGCCGTTGACACCATTCGTATGCCATCTGTACTATCAAGCCGATACTTCTGTACTCATAGTCGCTGTATGCAGTATCAAGAAACTTAATTACATCTCCATGCTGCCACACTACCTTACGTTGTGGTGTAGTGTACCTCTCAATCTTAGACCAAGGGTTCTGATATGTATGCTCCATCTTAATTGCATAGTTGTACACTCTACTGGCACAGGTAGCGGCATGGTTAGCAAAGCTGACGCCACGCTTAACCCATTCCTCATACGTAGCCTTTGCCATCTTCGATGTCACCAACTCATACTTACGTGTGCCTAGACTTTGGTGGAGAACCGTAAGGAAATATCTGTAATCCACTTTAGTATTGGTACGTAACATATTGAAATCATTAGATTGATAGTACAAGTTAATGAGATCAGTAACCCTGCTGCTTGACTTTATTTGTACAACCTTTGCCAACTCAGCACGATATGCATCAATGGCATCATTATGTACCTTGACAATTTGTCGCACCTGTTTGAGGTCAGCGCCGTACTCCTCTCGTTTAACTACGTCCTCATCTACAAGGACTTGTGGTGGGTTGAAGCGGTAAGAGATGTCACCCGTAGGTGACACCCTTTCTTGTACATAGCGTGGTAGTTTCGCCATCTATGCAGCTTCCAACATACGGAACCTGTCATCACTGACCCACTTAGATACCTCTTGCTCACGTGACCACATAGACATAGCCTGTGTGTCGTTGCCAGTGTTCTTGAGGTTGAACCCATTACGTTCATCGGCATAGCTGGCATAGTTAGTCATAGCACTATACAGTGCAAACTTATTGTGACCACGTGTACCTGCCTCTTGCATATACAGACTGTACATACGTTCAGACTTACGCTTAGACCCAAGCATGTCCTCAAGCAGTGTGCTTACATCTACATACTTGAGATCAGTATACGCCCAGACTTGCATCTGTTCTGCATGCTCATAGAAGTCAGTCCTTGCACGATTTAATTCGTATATAAAATTACTCATCGTGAAGTTAGATGTGTTCTTCTTACGCACTTTATCGTGATCACCACTGATCATACCATTGGTACAGAAGAAATCAATTGCACCAAAGAATACTTGGTTACTACATGACCCATCAATACCATGCAAGCTGACGATACGATTACCAATCGATGTAACAGACTTATCTGTTTGAATGGTAGACCTTACATTGGGTAAGGTGATGTCAAGCATAGCCCATGCACCATTACGTGCAGTGCGGAAGCTAAAGTCAGCATCATCTAGGTCATTTGCATTTAGGGTTTCCGTTGCAGTGTCAACGACACCACGAAAGAAATCTCCATGTGATGCACACTGAAAAGATTTACCAACAATACCAAGGGGTTCACCCGTAGTCTGGTTGATGACGTACTTCTTGTCAGCCATACGAGTGTCCTCGAAAGCTACATCAAAGTCTAAAAATTCTGGAATATCAAACGGCATATTGTTCTCCTTGTGTTTGTGTGTATGGCAACTGTACCCTAGTTGTATAGAGATGTATACCCTATACTAGTAACGGTAAGCTATTCATAAAATTTATGTGACCCATAAGTCACAGTGGTGTTAAGTGATGCGCTCCAGTACGGGTTAACGTACCTTGCGTGGTAGTGTGTTGCACCTTTCGTTAAGTCAGGAACCTTACCACGTAGCACACCATCGGCTACGATCAATGCCCTAGCCCACGGTACTTCTTCGTGTGCCTTGTCTGACTTACCGTCACAGTACCAGCTAAACTGACACTTGTGTCTGCCTCTGTCTAACCCCTGATGTACAACAGAGCATACATCATTAGGCCATCTGGTACTGTTAACTCTGTTAATTACTACATGTGCTACTGCATACTGGCCTACCATAGGTTCACTACGTGCCTCATGGTAGACGTTCATTGCTAGGCACATCAATGCTGCGCTAATCATTAAGTTCTTCCTTCCATATCAGGGTTATCTGGATCAATGTAACTGTACTTAGTTATATCACCACCCAATAAACCTATGGCATCAATTAAACTATTATGTATATCCCAATACAAACAACCCTTAGTTGATACAGCATTGCCTCGCAGTACATCATTACTGTTATCCAGTAAGTTTTTGCAAGCAACAATCACTGACGTTTCATTATGCTCTTTCATTTGTTATCTCCTTAGTTTCCATACTCATCATATGATTGAGCATACACTGAACAAAACATATAAGTCTTGTCATCTATAGACCAATCATAACCTGCATCTTCACCATCTGGTGCTAGTATAATCTCACGGTGTCCAACCCCTTCTGAGTAGAACTCAATTCTATCGTGGAACATCTCTACATAGGTGGCCTCAATAACTTTGTGATCTTTAGCCTTACCATCATCAAGAAGTTCATTCCTTAGATGTATAAATACATTAGTCATTTCTTAGTATCCTTTGGTTTAGGTATTGGATGACCCGACCAATCGTCACACGGGTCATCCTCTTTACCTATGGTGTAGTTATTGTAACCTGATAGGTGC